TCCGCAACCTAATGCCCCATTCAAGGTTCGGAAGATGCCGTTAGATCCTAATTATACTTTTGTTCCACAACCTGGCGCCAGAGTATCGCCTATTCCTACCCGCTTCGAAGGTCAAGTTCCTATTATAGTTCCCGGTGTAAGCGGCACAACGAGATAAGTAAATAATGGGCAACTGGATTCAGATGCGCGATCTGCAGACCTGGCGAGTTGTTGACGCCAAGCGCAATAAGCTTTTTGAGTGTAAAGACTCAAAGTCCGATGGTGGACGAAGCTTATTGGTTCATGTAGCGGCTACCCATGCGGGCATTATAAATGGCAATATGAGGTTCTACCGTCCTGATAAGATGCAGGAAGGAGCCCATACGTGGCTGCCAGAGTTTACAAAAGATGGAACCTGCCTTAGAACCCCCCGCCCTGTATTAGTTGGGCATGATGAAAAAGGCGACGTCCTTGGCAGGGTTTTAGAAGCCAAATACATAGATACCAGTTGGAAATATGCCGCGGACTTCCCTATAGTAAAAGATTTCCTATTCTACCAACATGACGGCCGCAAACGTCATAATTTATTCGATACTGTAGATTGGGTTGTTGAAAACCTAATGCCCTTGGATGAGTATACTGGGCTAGGTTATACGGATTTAGGCTTAAGAATAACTAACCCAGAAGCTATCCGTAAGGTTCTTGCGGATGAGTATCTGACAGTATCGGTAGGATTTAAGACTGATTCGGCTTTGTGTTCTATATGCCATACTGATTGGGCAGCAGACGGAAAGTGCGAGCATAAGTTAGGTCAAAAAGTAGACGGACGCCAGATGTTTTTGATTTCAGGCGCCATTGTAAATGAGGAACTTTCCTTTATTAACTTTGCTGCGGACCCATTCGCAACTACACTCAGCAAAAAAGTATTGACTGATAGCCTTGAGCAGATATTCTTTCTTGGCTTGTCTTTAGATGCACAGCGCGGAATAGAAACAGCCGGCATAAGCATGAAAGACGGGTTATATGAGTCAGACCTTATTGCAACCGAGGACCCGATGCTAAAAGTAAACGACGCCACTTTAGATGTAATAAAGATCCAAGACGAAATTAAGTCGGCTGATCTAACTAAAGAAAAAGCCATGGATTTGAGAGCCAGTTTGAGTGCATGGTCCCCAGAGGAAGAGAATCTGCAGTCTGAGAAACGCGCCTTAGTTTCTACTCTTAACGCTAAGATTACAAAGAATAATTGGGATCAGGCTCCAGATATAGACGCGGCCGTGGCCGCAGAGTTAGCAGAATTCGTTTCTCCAGTCGACGCGAAGAAGTGCCCAGATTGTGGTAAACCTGAAAAGGAATGCACTTGCGAGAAAGACGCCGACGGCAAGAAGAAAGAAAAGAAAGATCCAGATGACGACGATGATGATGGGGATGTAGAGCCCGCGCCAAACGGTATGTCTGGAAAGAAGATTTCTAAGAAGTCAGCAAAGAAAACTAAAGCCTTCCAAAACAAAGAAATCAATAGCGTTGAAGGCGATGAATGTTCAGCCGACGGCTCAGATTGCAACTGGGAAGGTTGGGAAGACTCAGCCCCGGAAGCAGATAAAGAATATTTTGCCGACGTAGACGGTATTAATCAAGAAATTGAAGATGAACTTGATGCTGCCGTAGCAGACGGAGAACTTCCTGCCGAAATAGTAGCAGATGCTAAACTATCTACCGAGAAGCGTAATAAGCTTTCTAAAGGAACCTTTTGTGGCCCCGGCCGTTCGTTCCCTGTGCCAGATTGTGCCCACGTGGTAGCCGCCAGGCGCCTAATCGGCCGCGCCAGTGTATCGTCAGATACAAAAGCTAAAATTCTTGCCTGCGTATCGCGCAAAGCTAAGACTCTTAATTGCGGAACAGCTAAGAAGAAAGACGAAGTTTCCTCCCTGCCAGAAGATACTAAGAGAATCGCCCGAGCTACTGTATTGATAGATTCTATGATGAAGCAGGCAGACGACGCCAAGCTAAAAGAAGGTATCTCTGAAGAGGAGCGCGAAGAACTGGTAAACCTTGTAGTTACTTTAGATAAGGCTTATGATAAGCTTTCTGAAAAGAGAGATTCTGCCGGTTATCAGTTGCGTTGGTTAATTCGCGCGATGCTTATGGATTGGGATGCCGATGATGAAATGCGTTGGGCTATTAGAGCTCTCGCTGGTAAAGACCAGGTAGTTCTATCCAAAGCAGAAGTTGATGAAAAGAATAATGCTGTTAACTCATTGACGGCTGAGAAAGAAACTTTGTCTACAAAAATCAGCGGCCTGATGGACTCCCGCCAAGCCGTATTGAACGCAGGAAAAGTAACTCTTGCACAGCAGATTGTAATGCATGGAGTTCTAACAGGACAAGATGCTTATAAAGGATTGACTCCAAGCCAGTTATCTGATAAGATTAACGATTTGGCTAAAAGAACTCTAATTAGTTTGAGGGATACCGTACAGGATATTCTGGACGGACTTCAATGGGTGAAGAAAACCGATTCTACTTCAACGGCCGTCGAGTCACTGAAGAAGATGGACGATAACGCGCGAGTAACGGAGAGCGTCGACAGTCATGTAATAACAATTACTGATTCTCAACGCGAACTGGAAGCAGCCCAAGCGGCTCAAAATCTCCAGACAAAACTCCGTTATATGACGGCTAAAGAAAAAAGCAGGTTCTTGGCTGGTTTTGAATACCAGTCCCTCGCAGCTACAAAGTAAAGGATAAATTAAAATGCCCTTCGATGTTAATGGACAGTTTTATGGCTCGCTATTTGGTCAGGACCGTATCGGTCAAACAACTCCGGACTTAGAGGCTTCTGAATGGCTTCGTCCTTGGCTACCTATAGCCTATCCGGCGCCTTATCTTCCAACTCTTCGTCAAGATCAGGGTCATCCAAAGCTGGCTGGTATTGTAATTGGTGCTCATCAGCTTGTTGGTCAAGACAAGAACGGCGGCTTGGTGCCTGCCGGTATGTTCTGCGGTATTCAGCCTCTTAAGGCTTCCGGCGGACAGTATTGCGTAATCGTATATCAGCCTTTTGATATAGGTTTTGCTTATAACCCACAGACCTCTGCTTATGTGCAGACTGCCGGTGAGTATGCGGTTCTTGCCGCCCCCGCCGACGCTGTGGCCGGCGACGTAATCACCCTGCCTAATGGTACCGCTATCACGATTAAGGCTACTGATATTATCTTCGCTTGGTCTTGCGATTTGTTTACCAGCGGCGCCACTGGAACTAACGTTCCTACTACTAGCACTCCTGTACCTATTAGCCCAGTAATCGCAGCTTCTACTACTGGCGCTCCTTCTACAGCAACCTGGACTTTAAGGACTGCTGGAGACACTATCGGTGGAACAGTTGTAATTCAAATGGGTGCAAACGCTCCTGTAACTGCTACTTTTGCCCAAGGAACTACTACACAAGCTGCTACTGCAATTAATGCTGCACTAACTACAGCAGGACAGAATACACTGATCGCCGCAACTCACGCTGCTACTCAGTTAATTCTTACTGGCACCGAAGATGCCACTGTGAACGGTGTTAATACTTTAGTCATTGAAAACGACATTGATGACATCGGAACTGCTGGTACGGTTGCTTACTCTTATGGTGTAGCTCGTTCAATCGGCTGCACTGTTCGCAACGTCTATCAGTATATTGGTGGAGTATTGGTTGGCCAGAATGTAAGTGCCAGTTCTTCTGCAACCGGCATTAACTACACTCTTGATGGTGTTGTTCCTATTAACTTTGCTGTGCTGAACTATATGCACGAAATGGGAACTGCTATCCAGACTCAGTTTGTGCTGAAACTGCCTTGGATTGGCGCTACCCCAACTACACTTGCCGCTCTTGCTTTTGGAGACGGCGTAACTGGTTATCAGCAGTTGTTCGGCCGTACCTTTACTCACTTTACTGGCGCTCGCGGCGTTGGAGCTGGCTACTTTGGCTTCGGTTCCGGTGTTGTTGCTAGTGGTATTGGTACTATTGCACGCGCCGGCGATACGCTGAGCTATGCGGCCGATGCTGGTAACTTTGCCCCTTACAACCCAACTATCCATACTCCTATGGATCTTGTTGGACGTATAATCGGTATCCAGAACTTGAATCCTGTTGGATATTTGAATCGTGTTCGTACTTTGTTTGATCGTCCAATGGTCGGACCTATGGTAGATCCTAACCCAGCTGCTATCCGTATGGGTGGTTCTGCTACTGGTGGTATTCCAGTTCATATCTCCGTAACCACGGATGCGGTTTTCAAGCGCGCTTACGATCAGAACAAACCTCTGCATCCAGAATATTCTACTCATGTTCTGGTTCGTGTAAATCTCTAACCCAAAAGAGTTGAGACACCTTCATGGTGCAGTCTGTAATTATATCAAAGGGCGCAGCCGTCATAGTAAATGGCGGCCTGCGTTGTAATACTCTGAGGGTTGGAACAAACCGTACTTGTAATAAATTGCTGGCTAAGATTAATGATTTGGGACAAATAGCTGGATCTTTTAGGTGTGATCGCTGCAAAGCAGAAATCACCGTCCAGATCTCAAAATCTTAGTTTGTTTATAATCCAACCCTCGTCCTTATTGGACTATCCTGCCTTAGGAGGCAACCACATGCTACGTAACGCTGCTACTTTCCAGATGAACGACGAAGACGTCAAGAATCTGGGTCGTCTTGAGTCCATCTTCCGGACAAACGGGTTTGATCCGGAGACTTCGAAAACAATCTCCATTAAGGACGCGATGGATATCCAGAATGCAGCGTTCCTGATTCCAAGGGTTATGACAACCATGGTGCAGGAAGGCATTGAGCCTCTGCTTATCGGCACGTCTTTACTGCAACGTATTGAATATGAACAAGGTATGATGACTGTATTCCCAGCCATCGAACCACTTCGTGCCGAAGAAGTTGCCGACGGCGCTGATGTTCCATTCGTGAATATCAACATCGGCGGAGCACAAAGCTTTGCGCTGACTGTAAAGCGTCACGGTTTAGGTCTTAAGATTCATGAGCGTTTTGTGAAGGAATCTACCTATCCATGGATTAATTACTGGCTACGCTTAGCTGGTAATGCTCTGGCTCGGCATAAGGAAGAGTATATCTTCTCCTTTATTACTCAGCTAGGCACTGTTGTTTATGACAACAATCCTGCCGCCCGTTTAAATACTGTAGCTCCAGGACAGTATCAGCCTATTAAGGGTGTTACTACTGGTCGTAACTATCTTGGTAAGTTAAACGGATCCATGACTCTTGACGACATATTCGATATGTATGCTCAAGTTATGGCACAAGGTTTTATTCCAGACACACTGCTAGTTCACCCAATGACTTGGTTGATGTGGGTCAAGGATCCTGTCCTTCGTGAATTCGCTATCCAGGCTGGCGGCGGAAGTTTCTTCGCTAACTGGGGCGGAAATCCTGCTGAGCTTGGAAACAAGTTCTTCAATTATCGTGGACTTGGTCTTGGTCAAGGTCAACAGGGTGAGTACACACAAGGCCAGTTAACTGGCGGTCAGACTTCCAAAGTTCAGGGTCTACCTCAGAAGCAGCAATCCTACATGGAGCTGCCTAACTACCTTGGCCTTCCTTTCCGTATCTTGGTATCTCCATTTGTCTTCTTCGATCCAATTAACCGCTTGACTAACATCCTTATTTTCGAGCCCCGCAACCTGGGCGCCTTGGTTGTACAGGAAGATCCACACGTCAAGGATTGGTCTGATCTTCGTTATGGTATCCAATATATGGCTATTGAGGAAACTTATGGCTTTGGTATGTTACACGAAGCACAGGCTGTTGCTGTAGCTAAGAATGTTAAGGTTCGTCCTAACGAGTTTACTCTTCCTGCACGTACTGTATTCAATCTGTCCGATTCTAACAGTGCATTCCAGGATTTGATGAATCCTAATACGAAGATATTTGATGCCAGCGCTCCTATCGATGTGAACAACGCTACTTAATCTTGGCGACAAACAGTGGGTAACGGGTAATAAAAACAGGCGGGCGAGGTTTTCGCCTGCCTGTTTGTTTAAGATAGGTATTTATGATTAAAACAATATCTGTAGAATAAACATTGGTTATCACGCAACCCGTAGTATGCTTTACTTAGAGGTTCAAATGAGTTTAATACTTTCAGTCGAAGAAACTGAAGCACTTATAAACGAGCCGTTAGCCGGCCGCGTGCTAATGCTAAATACGACAAAGGCCCCAAGATTCCAATGTTACGGTTTTTTCGTTACGAGAAATCATCCTATCGAGACCGTACCTGGCTTTGCGCAAGAAGGACCAATAAAAGCAGCTCTATCTTCTGGAATATTACTCGATATAACAGATAGTAAGGATGATATAGTTGGTTCTAAAGTAAGCCAAGTACTAGGAGAAATAG